CTCCTCATCGGTCGCAGTCCTCCCGACAGATCCTCTCCTGGCAAGCACCGCACCAAATCTCGACGCGCTCTCCGACGACTGCCGGAAAATCCTCGCCGGCATCGGCCAGGAGATCCGCGAGGAGATCAGCTCGGCGCGCAATTCGACCCGCCCTCATCTCGAGCCAGCGGGCGTCCTCTTGTGCCTCCGCCATGCAGAGGCCGAAGTCGCACCGATCATCGGCGACGGGAGCTCGCCTCGCATCCTCGATCACAAGTCGAGCATTGCGTCTGAGCGCGGCCGCGCGCTGGCATGCCCCCATCGCCATGCGAAAAATCCGCATGGCTCGCGGCTTCCTGGGACCGTGGAATCGGTCCCCGGGCTGCACGGGGAGCCGAGCCATGATGGCTGCCGCCATCTGGCCTTGCCCCTCGTTCAGAGCCCTCCTCGCCGCCTCGATCATCTCGGCCTCCCTTCTATATCATCATACTGTAATACTATGCCAATGACAAGGGGTTTAGTCATATATTTTCAAGACCCGCTCTAGGAGCGGGTATAGAAAAAAGATTACTTCAAAAGCCGCTCCTAGAGCGGCTATTGAAAAAAGTATGAAGAAGGGTTGTCAAGCGCTACGTAATATAGTATGATTATATTGAAAGGAGAACAAGATGAGCAAGCAGACCAGCCAGGACCGCCGGAACGGGATCCTCGACGAGGTCGCCAAGGAGGAGGCAGCCGCCGACAAGGCCGCCGCCAAGAGGGAGGCCAAGCGCCAGGCCGCCGAGAAGAAAGTGTACGCCGCCTTCGGCGTCAAGTCTGCCAGTGAGCTCGCCCGGGCGGGCCGTTGGGACGACATGCGCTCCCTCCGCTCCAAGCTCTCGACTATCGCCCGCCGCTACCGCTGAAAGGACCTGACCATGGAAACCATCACCCCCACCGAGACGGTACAACGGTTCGCCGTCCTCACCTCCCGCTTGGAGGAGTTCCGGGCCGCCTTCGACAAGCTCGCAAGGAGGGGCGCCCGTTATGGGTGCCCCTCAATCCGGTGTGAGATCGTCGGGGAGGGCATCGAGTATCAGTACATCGAGGACCTCTCCGGCAGGCTCCAGTCTCTCGAGGTCGCCGTTACCTACGTCGCGGTCAATGGCGAGGCGCCTCGGGTCGGAGACTACGAGTTCCTCGCCAAGTTGGAGCTCGCCGTAGAGGGTATCTATGTTGACACTGTCCCCGGCGTCGAGGATCTCGCTCTCCGTTTCAGGGACTCTGACGGGTCCTGCGAGCATTGCTGGCAGTCGCGGCGCCGAAAGCATCTCTATGTAATTCGAGAGCTCTCCACGGGCCGGCAACTCCAGGTAGGCCGTTCCTGCCTCCGGGACTTTCTCGGGCTGGACAGCCCGGCGAGCATCGCCCGTCGGTTCGCCCAGTGGGCGGAGTTGCGGGGCCTGGGCGGCGCCTACGACCGCGAGCCCTACTGCGTCCTCAACGCCTCCGTCCTCACCCTCGCCGCGGCCTCGATTCGGCTCCACGGGTGGGCATCCCGAAGCGCGGTCCGCGAGGCCGAGGAGACCGGAAGCGGCCCCAGCATGGCGACCGCGGACCGCGTCTCGATCGCCCTTGCCGAGGACCACGGCACCGAATTCGAGAGGGCCCTCCGCCGGGAGATCCGGGAGAACGTCTCCGAGTCCGACAAGGTGCTCGCCCAGGCAACGATCGACTGGGCTCGCTCCTTGGAGTGCCCCAGCAACGAATACCTGCACAACCTCGCGATCGCTCTTGGCCGGGACACCATGACTAACCCCAAGCGCCTCGGATTGGTTGTGTCCGCTGTCAGCGCCTATCAGCGCGAACAAGAGCGGATCGAGAGGGCGCAAAAGGAGGCCGAGGAGTCCATGAGCTGCCACGTCGGCCAGATTGGCGAGCGCCTCCGGGGCATCCCCGCCGTGGTCACGTTCAACCGGGCGGTCGGTGAAAGCGAGTGGGGCGAGACAGTTTTGGTCAAGCTCGAGGACGAGGACGGGAACAAGTTCTCTTGGTTCACTTCTCGCGGCTCCAAGTTCCAGGCGGGTACCAAGGTGACCATGACAGGCACGGTTAAAAAGCATGTCGAGTTCCGAGGCGCCGCGGAGACTCAGCTTAGCCGGGTGATGCTCAAGTCGGTTGAGTGATGAAACAAGCCGAAACGGGGGCGCCTTCGGGCGCCCTCGTCCACCGGGCGCCACCCGGTGCTGACGAGGCAGGCAACGAGAGAAAGGACGACGATGAACACCTCCTACACTCACGGGACCACCATCGGAGGAAACATGTGGCACCGCATCGGCAGGCAGCGGGGCGAGCGCCACGCTACCTCACTGTGCGGGCGGATCATCTCCGGGCTGGTCACGCTCAGCGGGGCCGGCACCTGGCGGCTCGAGGAGTGTCGCTCCTGCAAGACCGCTTACGCCAAGCGGGGGCACGAAGAAGAGTTGCCTCCGCCAATTGAACCAGACGGAGAAAATGTCTTGCGCGTCAGCGTCAAGGGCGGGCACTACGTCGCCACGGAAACACGAGACGGTCGGACTCTCCGATTTCGCTACGTCTCTTCCGGAGAGGCTCTCCCTCGGGAAGACTGGCGCACGAAGCACCCCATGAGGGCGCCACTACTCCCTGCCGGCCATGTGCTGCGCGTTTACCCGGGCCCCATCTTCAAGATCGAGAAGGAGGAATCGTGAACGACGACCAGGCAAAGCGGCTCCGAGCTATAGAGGCAAGTGCCAACTATCGCGCTGGCCGCGGCTACCGCACGCTCAGGCTCGCGGTGTACGACGTGGACGGCCACGAGCATGTCCTCTGTCGTGCCTGCGCCCAGGGCTCCGGCCTGCACTTCGTCCGCTGGACGACCATTGGCGAGTGCGAGAGCTGCGACGCTCATTAGACACGGACGAAGGCGCCCCCGGCCCGCTTGCTGGGTGCGCCGTCGCGTTCACGCCAGCATGCCGGCTTTCACTTCCTCCGCCACGTCCGCCTTCCGGTCGTGAGCGTCGAGGATGCGAACGTCCTCGGTGCCGGCGCCACAGAGGTCCGTAACGCCGACCGCGGCGCCACCGAGGGCGGTACACCGCTCGTCGGCCTGCGCCCGCGTGACGGCATCCCAGGTGTGCGAGTACCAGACGATGTCGCTCGCCGCCGAGAGGTCGATACCGACGCCCGCGGTCTCGGGGGTGGCGACGAGGACGGCTCGCGGGGTGCCTGCCCACCTGCCGCGCTGCTCTTCCCGAACATACGTGTCGTACCCGCCATGGTGGCCGTAGGCGGCCCATTGCCCGATCCCGTAGCGGTCCTCAGCGGCACAGAGGTCCTCGACCACGCGCTGAACGTCCTGCCGGTAGCGGCACCAGACTACCGCTCGCCCGTCCGCCTCTAGCAACGTGTCGCGCAGCGCCGCGAGGCGCGGGCACTCCTCGGGAGGGTACAGAGGCTCCCAGTCCGCCCCCCAACCGCTCGCTGCTCTGCACTTGGCTGCCAGGAGCGCAAGCGGCCCACTGGGGAGCTCACCGGGCGCTCCGGGCGCCACCTCAATGTCGACGTTGCCCTCGAGCCTCCGGAGCTCTCGTAGCGCGGAAGGGTGGGGCTCGAAGAGGCGACGGGCTCGGATGAGAGGGGGCAGGTCCGGGCAGTCCTCTCGACGGATCACCGAGGCAAACTGCCGGCAGAGGTCGGAGAGCTTCCCGAGGTTCTGTTGCCCCACCTCGACCAGCTTGCGGCGCCCGGGCGGGCCGAAAGGGCGACGGATGAGGAATTCATCCTTGTAGTCCTCGAAGGTGAAGTGCCCGAGCGCCCCGCGCCGCAAGACCTCGAATTGCGAGTACAGGCCTCGGACGGAGTTGCCCACCGGGGTCCCTGTCAGGATGGTCCGGTACGCGCAACGCTTGGCAACCGTCCGGAGGAACGCGGTGCGCACGGCGCCAGGAGTCCGGAACATGTGGCTTTCGTCGGCAATCACATGGACCTGACCATGCAGCGCCTTCACGTAATCGCGCACCGCTTTCTTGACCGCGGGCCAATGCATCGCCTCGGTGTTCACGCAGAGGAAAGGCAGGGAACGAGCCTGGAACATCCGTGAGCGTCCGCCGCCTTGAGCCTCCAGCATCACCATCGCGGCGCGGTGGCTGGGCTCTTCTCTGCCGGAGGTGTCCCACGCGTGCGCGAAGTTGGGGACGCCACAGTGAGCCGGGACCTGCTCCTCCGCCCACTGGCGGTGTACGCCGGTCGGGGCGAAGACCAGCGCGCCGCGGATCTTCCCCCATTGCCAGAGAAGCGAGCTCCGGTCGATCGCCGTCTTGCTCTTGCCGACTCGCATCGTCCAGAGGAGCCCCCGGGCCTCCTCCATCCCGTGCTCTTCGAGCTCGGCAGCCTGGTGGTCGTAGAACGCGGTGCGCGAGTCGGGGAGCCTCACGAGCAGAGCGCCTCGGTCACCAGGTAGTCGATCACCGTAGCAATGAATTCAGTCGCGAGCGGGAGGACGATGGCGTTTCCGTAGGCGCGAACGCGTCCCACTCGGGAGGGATCCCCATGAGCCAGCGGGAATGTGCCGCGCTCAACTGGACGGAGCTTGGGAGGCTGACCGGGCACGGCGGGACGACAGAGTAGCCACTCGGATCCAAGCCATGCGCCGCGAGTAGCGCCTGGAGGTTCAAGGCCGTCAGCAAGGCGCCAAGCCTCAATCCCTTCGATGCCGCTAGGCGCTTCCTCTCTACGAAACGCTCCGGCGTGCCTCCGGTCTCCGTCGCCGTCGGGGCACCCCATCCGGCCAGTGCCGATGTCTCGTTCAGGGGCCTCCCCTTGCCCTTCGCAAAGGTGTTCTCGCCGCACTTGGGAGACCTGTGATCCCGTGCTGCTGCTGTAGGCCATCCCGCCGCCGCCGCCGCTCCCGGTAGCTTCAGGCAGATACGGTCTTTTCGACCGTTTCCGTAAGCGTATTGCGAATTCTTGCCGTCGTTCGTCACGGGTGACGGCCACCCACCAGAGGCGCTGCCGGATTTGCGGGGCACCGATGCCGCAAGCCGGGAGATCGGTCGCCCCGAAGGCGTAGCCCAACGCTTCCAGGTCAGCCGATACAAGGTCGAGCCACGTCCTTCCACCCTTGCTTGCAACCTGCTCTCCAAGAATGACTGTAGGTCGGCACTCGCGGACGAGCCGGTGCCATTCAGGCCAGAGATGCCGTGGGTCATCGAATCCTTCTCCTTTACCTGCGGTAGAGAATGGCTGGCATGGGCATGAGCCGGTCCACACCGGCAGGTCATCGGGCCACCCTGCCTCGCGCAGCGCGGCGGACCAAACGCCGATGCCAGCGAAGAAGTGAGATTGTCCATCGCCCACGTCCTCCGGTTGCACGTCGACAACCGACCGGCCATCCACGCGTCCGGGGGCGACGTGCCTGGCCGCTACCAGGTTTCGCAGCCACTCGACCGGGAATGGGTCGATCTCGTTGTAGTAGGCGAAGGTCACGAGCAGAGCGCCTTAATCTCCTGCTCGTCGATCGCTTCCTCATTTCTCTCCTCAATCTTTTCGATCAAGTGTCGAAGGCGATCTCCAAGCGCTTCAATATCGACGCGCATTTCTGGGCTCAACGCTTCACAATCGGCCCCGCGATATATCAAACGGGCGGCGTGTCGGAGTCGGCCGAGGGGGGCAGCGTAGTCGGAGTGAACAGTAGGGCGCTTATACTTGCTCATGAGCAGAGCGCCTCTCGCCTGGCGTGCATGATGCGTGCCCGGGCCACCTCGACCATGTTATCTCCGTCGTCGTCCAGCTCGACGCCGAGGAACTCGGAGCCTTCGTGCGCGCAGGCGGCGCCCGTAGTGCCAGACCCCGCGAAGGGGTCCAACACTTCCCCTCCTCGTGGAGTGACAAGACGGACGAGCCAGCGCATGAGGCCAACAGGTTTCACAGTGTTGTGCCGGTTGCGCCGCGGCGTCGGCGCGAAGCGCGGCTCATTCTCCAGGCCTCCCGCGTTGACGCGGTGCAACGTGCCGAGCGGCAGGTGGTTAAGCCCGGCCTCCTTCTCCTTCACCGTCGGTTTCGCCTGGAAGCGGAAGACAGGAAAGAACTTGGCGCGCTCGTCAAGCTCGAGGACGGGGCACCCAGGAAGGCATCCCTCCGCGCAGGCGTCATGTCCATCCTCAGTGACACCGTGGGAGAGCACTACATTCGGAGGCCATCTTCCGGCAGCGTTCCCTCCTCTTGGCCCAGGAGGTAAACCAAAAGCACCTGACTCCTTGCGATAAGTACGCATAGCACTCGCTTCTCCGGTACGCTCACCGCCTTTCCCTGTACCTACGCGGCACCCGTCAACGTTCAACGCGCCTGTCCCTGTGGAGAGAACCTGTCGGACGATCGAGCGCTCCGCCAGCGGCTTACGCGCGACGACAATCGGCTCGTGAGCGGGGGAGAGCCGCGTACCCCAACCATCCCAGGCGGCGGCTGGCTCCGCTCCTAGTTCCTTGTTGATTGCCTTCGAGACGTTGAGCGACCCGGCGGGGAACCCCTGAGCGTAGAGCCAAGCAATCCGGTCCCGCACCTCCCACCCCGCGTCCTCGATGGCGCAGGCGAGCCGGTGCGCGGTGCGCGTCCCGCCGAAGGCGAGGAGCCACGCGCCAGGCTTGACGACACGCAGCACCTCCGCCCAGGTTGCAGGGTCGTGCGCGATGTCGCCGCCATCCCAAGTCTTCCCCATGAACCCACCGGCCATTCTCCCGAGCGCATCGTTGCCGCCTCCGTGGGTCGCATCCTTGCGGCCGAAGCGCTTGGAGATGGAGGTCAAGTGGTACGGCGGGTCGGTCACACAAGAATCGAAGGTGTCATCTTCCAACAACGGAAGGAAACGAAGGCAGTCCCCGCGCACGACTTTAAGCGACCTACTCATTTTTTCAGCTCCTCGATTCTGTCTCGAAGCCGGAGCACTTCGCGGCGTAACCGGCGGACGTTCCCCTCGGCCCCTTGTCGACGTTCACGTTCCCTCCACTCCTTCACCTGCAGGTCCTTGATCGCTGCCCCGAGGGCCTCGTGCACGCGCTCGGCACCGCCAGCAAAACGGGCGCAACGCGAGCAGGTGCAGGCGCCGCGGTCTTCATCCTCGAGCGCGATCGCTTGGTGCTGCAGGAAGTCCTCGGAGCGATTGGTCATTTCCTGTACCTCGGCCCGCTCCATGCCTCTGCCGCCACGGGCAGTCCGTCGGCCCACGCGGGCTTCACGCAGAGGAATCGTTCGAACCACTCCGGGGTGTACTCGGTCATGCTCTCGTGCATCTCCAGGATCAACTCGTCGTGAGAGTGCGCGATCGGATGAGCGTGAGGCGCGAGTAGCTTGTGCGAACGGACCAGCGCGTCAGCGAGTAGGTCCCGGGCGACGGCTTGCACCACGTTCTCGCAGTTGTGGACGATCAGCGGCTTGCCTCGTTTATCCAAGACCACGAAGCGACGGCGAGGCCCACAGTCTACCAGGTCGTAGACGGGTCGGGCGGATCGAACATCCGATCCGCGGGCACTCCCCGGTCTCTTCGGTAGTAGAGCGTTGAACGAGAGATTCCGCTCCGAGTCGCGGCATCCGCCATGTGCATAGGTCCGTACGGCGTAGGGATCAAGACGGTTCCTCGACGGTTGCGTGCCTGCTCCTGGTAGGTGGTCCAGCGGCAGTTCTCCGGGGTGTAGTCCCCGTCGTTGTCGACTCTGTCGATGCAGAGCCCGCGCTCGTAGGTCCCGCCCATGTCGCTCCAGAAGTTCTCGAAGGAGTCGCGCCAGCGCTCGCACACCGAGATGCCACGGCCACCATAGTTCTTGTACGCCGGGTGCGAGGGGTCGAGGCAGCGCCGCTTCATAGACGACCAGACCGCGAAGGCCGAGTGCTTCGTCATGCCGTGCGTCGTGCGGTACTCGCTCAAGGTCTTGGAGAGAATGCAGCCGCAGGAAGATCGACGCTTGCGCTTCACGGACTTCATGAACTCTGAGGCCTCTCGAACCAGAGTGTTTCCGCAGTCGCACCGGAGGAGCCAGAGCGATCTCCTCCCATTGCTCCCCGCGTAACGAGTAGCCGTCAGGTAGCCGGCACGGAGCCCGGTCAAGTCCCTTGCTCTCGGATTCACGCTTCCACCCTTCGACAGTGAGAACCCTGTGGTCAGGCGTCATACGGACGCCGTAGGCTTCGACTGTGTCCTTGTAGCCCTGCAAGATCGACCCGGAGTGGGTCACCCACTCCTTACCATCCCACACCAGCATGGAGGGCTCGACTCTCTCGATCGGCACGGGACCGTGGTCGGTTACTACCAGCGTGCCCTCCTCGATGCAGAGCGTCCCTCCCCACGTCCACGTCCGGCGCCACTGGCCTTTGTCCGCTGTCTTGTAGTTGACAGCGATGCGCTCGAAGGTACGCTCTTCACCGTCAACCGTCTCGATGGTCACGCGGTTCAAACCGACGCGGGGCTCGGGGTAGCGAAGCATCCGGCCCGAGGGGAGACGCGCGCAGAGGAAGCCGTCCCTCATCCCCCACAAGATGCGCCCTCCGCAGGTCGGGATCGGCCGAGCGCTGCCTCGCACCGCCTCGACGGACGCCTCGTCGAGCTCGGTCCACATGTCCGGCACGGCAGGGAAGCTCTCGCGGTATGCCTTCACCGCCAGCTTGGCCAGCTTGCCTGCGACGTCGTACTGATCTCGGAAGCGTCGCGGCCCTAGCCCGAAGCCGCAGCCGAGGACCGAAGACTTGCCGACGAAGCGTTGCTCCTCGCCCTCCTTGTCGCCGTCGCGGTTGGCCCGCTGGATCTCCAGGCCGTCGCGCCCGAAAATCCTGGACGCCATCCAGCAGTAGGGCTCCAGCGCTTCTCGTGGCGCCTTGTCATAGGCCCGGTAGAGCGAGAGCCCGCGTAGTTCCCCGGCCAGCCAGAAGACTACCCGCGCTTCGATGGCAGAGTAGTCGCCGACCAGGAACACCTTGCCGCCCGGCGCTCGGATGATCCCTCGGACGCAGGACTTGAGAATCGCCATGGGCTCCGGGTAGAAGAATTCAAGCCGCTGCAGGTCTCCGGCCGACACCAGACTGCAGGCGAACTCGTACTCGCCTTTCGGGGGGCTGTCCCGCGGCATGTTCTGAGTCTGCAGCCCCGAGCCCGCCCACCTGCCGGTGTGGGCGCCGTAGTAGATGAGCGAGCCGCGAACACGATCCTGGTCTGGGATGGCTCCCTGTGGCCCGTTGGGTCCGATAGACCACCGATCTCGTGTCGCCCGGTCGATCGCCGCCTGATACTTCGCCGTGCTCGCCTTGGAGGCTGCGCGGCGAATCTCCAGGACGCGCCGCACCGAGCCAGTGACCTCCTCGCGCTTCCCTCCACCAATGCGCTTGAGCCCTTTGCCGTCGAGCGCCTCGTCGAGGGTCTCCTTCTGAGCGTTCGGGAGCTCCCACCCGCAAGACCGGACCCACTTGACGATGCGGTCGCGTTGGGTGTGCCGCGTCGGGAGCGTCTTGTCGCCCTTCCCGGCGCCAGTGATCTCGCAGAGCTCCTCGTTGGCCCGGGCGTCGAGCTCGGCTTTGATCTTGAGCGCGCCGCGGCAGAGGTCCAGATCGACGGGCACGCCCGAGGCGTTCACCGCTTGATCGGCGTGCCAGACATCGAGCTCCATCGGGGAGAGCTCCCCGAGGCGCCGAGTGATCTCGCGCTCAACGACTACGTCCTGCACGCAGTAAGCGGCGAGGCGTTCCAGGTCCTCGCGGGAGCCATACCAGAGAGGACCGTTAAGAGATGTGCACGAACAGCGATGCCCTATGATGCTCGGGGCTACCCCAAGGCCGCGGCATTCTCCGCAGAAAGGGTCCGGCTCCGCCTGACCCCTGCCACGCTCCGCGGCCGTCGGCTTGCGCGGCTTGCTCATTCGGAGCATGAGCGCGTGACCTTCCTCGTCCTTGCGCTCCGCGAGCCCGAGGGCCTTGGCGACCATCTCCAGCTTGCGAGGGAGCCCGAAGTTCGCCGCGAGCGCCGCGGAGCACCGCCAGCGCTCCGGGTCAATCGGCGGCTGGCCGTGCCGCGCCACCATGACGTTCTCCCAGATGCACCGTTCGAAAAAGGCGTTGTGAGCCCCAACAGGGACATGGACCTCGTCGGTGAGATGCTGGAAGGCATCGTGCACGTCCTCGAATTCATCCAGGCAAGTTACGACGAGAGGCCGTTCGTCTCCTAGCGCCACGGACACGCAGAGAACCTCCGTGCTCGGGTGGACGGAGTAGGCCCAAGCGCCAACCTTGATGTCGAGCTCGGAACGCGTTTCAAAGTCTAGGTGGTACATAAAGGGAAAGCCCGGAGTCGAACCGGGGTGCTTCGTGCGCAGCCATGCTGTCCACTCAGCTCTGGGACCCGCCCAGCTTTCCCGAAAACCGGCCCCTCCTGAGAGGGGCCAGCGCTCTAGCCGAAGATCGAATCGCCGGAGGTGGCGGTGGTCTCCCCGTCGCCCCAGTCAGCGTCCTCCTTCACCACGGGTTCGAACTCGTCCTCGGGCCGCGAGCGGAAGCCGAAGGGTTGACCCTCGCGGAGCTTCTGGATGTTGTGCAGACCGAAGGTCACGCCCGGGCGTTGCTGCGTACCTTCGCCGCCGTAGGTGAAGGCGTTGATGGTCGCGCGTGCGTAGCAGCCCGAATAGAATTCGGACTCTTCCATGATCGGCTGGACGTTGTGGTCGACCACGCCTGGCTTGGTCTTGGTGCTGGCCTGGATGACCACGTGGCCCTTCTGCTCGGGGTACTTCTCGGACCGGAGCACGCCGCTGGTCTCGAGGACGTCGGTGTCTCCATCCTTGAACGGGCTCCGCAGGTTCTTCGGAACGTTGGCGCCCCACCGTTCCCGTACCGCCAGCTCGGCCGCCTTCTTGAGCGCCGAGATGTCGGTCGACTTCGGGAACATCATGGTGATGCTGAATTTCGGGTCACCGCCTTGCTGCGACGCCTTCGGCTTGAACAGGTGCGCGAAGCTCGCGCGGAACTCTGGGGTGACGAGCTTCTCGCTGCGTCCTGCTTTGGATGCCATCTTGGTTTCCTCTTTTCGTCGGTTCGTCGTTTCGGCGACTCCTCACCCGAGGAGTCTCTCCAACCTGTCTTCTGGTATCGGCACGTCTTCGAAATCTGTCTGCGCAACGGTAGCGCCAACGCACCGATCGCAGACGCGAATCGCCTCAGCTATCAACTCCGGGTCAGTCATGTTGCCGAAGTGCGCCGCGTGCTCCGGGATCCTGAGCTGCCGAGCGAGCCAGTGATACGCGGCACCGCGCGACATTATTCCGCGCTTCCAAATCCTGTCGAAGCTCTGGTGACCTCGATTCCGAAGCATTGCCACTTTGTAATCTGGCGCCTTCCGGTAGCCTGCCTCGGAGAAGGACCATCGCTCGTTGTCCTCCTCCACGGTCACGCTACCTCCTGAGCTTCCTGACGATTGCGTTCACCTTGGCCTTGCAGAACGCCTCGGCTTCCTTGAACGTCTCCTCTGCGCCGAGATCCCCTTCGTAGTCCGCCTGGTAGGGAACACTTACGCGCACCTCGATCCGCGCTGACTCGTAGTTCCCGAGATTAATGGTCTGGGATAGCCCGACTGCGACTTCGCCTAGGGCCGCCCCTTGTTTGAAGCAACGCGGCGGCAAAACGCCTTCTTGGCTCTTCTCCATCTTCTGCCCGTCCATGGTTTTCACCTCCGTCGTTGCGGACCAGTCGCCGCTCATTCGAGGAGCCCCGCAAGTTTGCCTCCCGCGAAATCCTCGACGGCGCCGACGTGGACCTCCTCGCGCTTGTCGGACTCGGCAGCGAGCACGATGCCTCCGATCGGCTTCTCGACGTGCTCATTGAAGAGTTTGAGAGCGTTGGTCAATTTGCGGCCTTCCAGATTCCGCTTGAGCCATTTCTCAAGCTGGCCCATCGGGAGCAGCTTCTCCACGATGACCTGGTCGCGTAGCTCCTTCGGCTTGATGCGCTTCGAGAATGCCTCCCGCGCTTCCTCCTCGTTCTTGTAGCGGCGGTTCTTAACCTCATTCACGAGCTTGTGGCCCGTCACGCGCAGCCCTGCCATGGCCATCTCCGTCGCGCGCTTGCGGCACTCCTTGAGGAAGTCCTTGACCATCTCCTCATTCGCCAGAATGAAGCCGAGTTTGCCCGGGTCGTTGGGTACCTCCGGCGGACGCTGCATCGGCGCGGCGGTGAAGTCGGCTTGCGCCACCTCGATCGCCTTGCCCTCGAACACCGGGCACGTCACAGCCTTACCGTCAAGAAGGTAGGACTTCGCCGGGCACCAGCGGCAATGGTCGCCGGCCGCCATCGAAGGCGACTCGGAGTCCGACTCCGCACAGGCCTCGCGCATCGTGCCAGCGAGAGCTACGAGCTGACTCGGATTGACACCCCACTCCCTTACAGGGGGGAGCCCGTCACGTGCACGAGGCTGGACGATCTCGAGCTGCACCTTGGTAGGCCGTAGTCCGTGAGCCGCGACAGCAAGTACGCCATAGGTGGCGAGCTGCCAGTTACCCTCCGCCACGACAGCTACTCCGGCGCCGTGTTTGTAGTCGATGACGATGACCAGAGTGCTGTCCGCTGAAATCAGAACGATGTCCGGAGTGCCGTGGCAGTCCTCGTGGATCGGGTTCCGTTCCGGGCGAGCTCGCTCCTCAACGATGATTCGCGCGCCTGGCCCGAGCTGTCTGATCCACTTGCGGACATGGAGCACGCAGACCTTGACGGCGTCCGCCATTTCGTCAGTGACTTCGATCGAGCCCTCGCGGGGCTCTCTGACGAAGGAAACCCCTCCCTGAGAAACTTCGATAGCGTGGTAGCCGACAAGCTCGTGCGGCATCTCTTCGTTGCGGCCCATGAGGCAGCGCGCTAGGAGTGCGTGTGCTACCGTACCCTCCCACGCGTAATCCTTGCGCCCCGTCTCCGGTGGAACGACCGCCGCGGCCCGGATCCAACCCGGGCACGCGACGGTACGGTCCATGGAGGACGGCGCCTTGGGAGCGTGTCCTCCATCGCTCATCCGAACAGCCCGCCCTTCTCGGCCTCAGCGGCCGGAGCGGTTTCCACTTTGCCGGCGCTCGCCTTCTCGATGAAAGCGGCTCGCTGGTCCTCGGGGATCTCCGAGCACTTCTTCGCCTCCCCGAAGCTGGCGACGAGCGCCTCGGCGCTCTCGATGCCGTACTTAGTAGCGTGCTCGCGGAGCGCTCGCTGAGCATCGTCGAGTGTGGGGCTGTCGCTGGCGGCCGGGGCGGCTGGGGCGGCTGGTGCTGCCTCTTCGGTCTTGGCCGCCTTCTTTTTCTTGGTGTTGCGGGGCGCTGCCTCAGCGCCGGAGAGCTTGGCCTCGATCGCCCCAAGCCTCGTGTGCAGGGCTTCGAATCCCTTGAGCACGTTCTCCATGAACTGGTCGACCGACATGTCGTGGACCTCCTTCTGGTCGTCGTGTCGTCGGTTCTACGTTTCTCGGTCCGAATGAACGATACTTGACAACGGCAGTTCACGTCAAGTATTTTCTATCAACGAGAAAGGAGGCAACCATGGCCAAGGACACAACGGTCGAATCGGCCGGCCTCGTGCCGCTTTCGGCGAGTGTTTGGGAGCACCAGAAGGAATGGCTCACCAATCGAGCGACGAAGGAGGATCGTAGCGAATCCTCGGTCTTGCGTCGAATCATCCAGGGAGCGATGGACGCGGAGCTACGAGAGTGACCTGCCCCGACCCGAACGAACTAGCGCCCTATGCAGCGGAGGCCTATGAGCTGATTCCGCTGCCAGCGCGCAGCAAGCGACCGGCAGAGACAGGTTGGCGCGTCACCGAGTACCCGCACGACCGCGTCCGTTCGCACATGGCCGCGGGCGGGAACGCGGGCGTGAGGCTACGGCCGGAGGACCTGGTCGTCGACGTCGATCCGCGCAACTTCGAGGAAGGTCGGAATCCTGCACGAGAGCTCGAAGAGGAGCTCGGATTCCGCCTGGACGATGCCCCGACCGTCTTGACTGGTGGCGGTGGCCGGCATCACTACTTCCGAAAGGACCCCGACGTACGCATCGTCGACACCCTGGAGAGCTACAAGGGCTTCGAGATGAAGAGCGTCGGCCGTCAGGTCGTCGCCGCGGGGTCCGTCCATCCCGAGACAGGCGAGCGCTACCTGTGGTCCGAGCTCCGGACTGACCTGGCAACACGTCCCGAGGCCCCGGAGCGGCTGCTCGCCCTCTTCCGCCGCGCTGAGCGTGTTGCCACCTCGGGCGGCGGTGAACTCTCGCCGCAACGCCTCTCCGCTTGCCTCCGGCTCCTGCCAGCCGAGGAGTTTCGCGAGCACGACCAGTGGCTCGAGATCATGATGGCGGCCCACCACGGGACCGGGGGCCTCGCCCGCGAAGAATTCCTGGAGTGGAGTCTCTCCGACCCCGGCTACGCCGGAGCTCGCGTCGATGTAGGCCGGCGCTGGGATTCCCTCCACCGTGAGCGCATGGACGGCATCACCGTCGCCACCCTGTTTCGCGCCCTGCTCGACCGCGGCCTGGAAATCCCAGGCAGCGACCCGTCCGAGGACTTCGGGCCCGTGCCCGTGGACGGCGGAGCGACGCCGCTGGAACGAATGAATTCCCGCTATGCATGCGTCCGGATAGGTGGCGCCTTCCGAGTGCTGTCGCAGGAGAGGGACCCCGTGCTAGGCCACACCGCGTGGGTAGCGTCCTCCGAGCAGGCCTTTCGATCTTGGTTCCAGAATGTGACCGTTCCAGGGGCTAGCGGAAAGCCGCGCAACATAGCCGGCTGGTGGCTCGGCCACTCTCATCGGCGACAGTACAAATCGGCTGTCTTCGACCCCGAGCGGGAACACCCGGGACACCTCAATCTCTGGACAGGCTGGCGGGTGGAGCCGAAGGCGGGGAAGTGGGACCGCTTCCGCGACATGATCGGCGAGCGACTCTGCTCCGGCGACGAGGAGTGCTACCGCTACGTCATTCGCTGGTGTGCTCACGCCTTCCAGCGGCCATGGGACCTCCCTGAGGTTGCTCTGGTGCTCCGCTCGGAGGAACGTGGGACGGGCAAGGGCACCTTCGCCCGAGCGCTCCTGGAGATCGCGGGGGACCACGGCATCCCGATTTCATCTACGCACCGGGTCGTGGGGCGCTTCAACGAGCACCTCCGGGACAAAGTCATCGCCTACTTCAACGAAGCCTTCTGGGCCGGCGACCATCAAGGGGAGGGTGTGCTTCGGGCGATGCTCACCGAGCGAGTCTTGAGCTACGAGGGCAAGAATGCTCCGGTCGTCCAGGGCCGGAACTGCATCCACGTGGTCATCGACGGGAACGCCGATTGGCTGGTGCCTACAGGGCTCGACGAGCGACGCTTCGCCGTCTTCGACGTGGACCCAGGCCTCAAACGAGACCGGGCGGCGTGGCGGGCTGTCAACCAGGAGCTCGAAGAAGGTGGGCTGGCGGCCTTCCTCCATGACATGCTCCGGCTAGATCTGGGCGACTGGCACCCGCGGGACTCGGTGCCAACCACGGTTGCGCTGGCCGACCAGAAGATCGATTCCATGGACGACGTCGATCGTTGGTGGCTCCGATGCCTCGAGGAGGGCCGGCTACCTGGGGCGGATCCGTGGAACGGACCAACCGTGGTCTTCATCGAGGAACTCGCGGACGATCTGCGGCGCTACCTCGACAACGTGGGTGTCCGGAGGAAGGGCGAACTGCATCGGCGACTTGGCCGGAGGCTGGCGAAACTGTGCCCCGAGGCCCAGAGGAGCAAGGCCTTTGTCGACGACCGCCCGGTGAGAGCTGACGCAAGCGGGCGAGCCAACGTCTATCGGCTCCCAGCGCTGGTCGATGCCGTCAACGCTTTCGAACGTAGGGCCGGATTCTGCCCCTCTGTCCCGTTTCCCCGTTTCGGTTCTGGAGAAAACGGGACATCCTCGTTTTTAACGGGACTTGACGAATTGCTGAGTTGATTTTATGGCTAATATCATCATACTGTCCCGAAAGAAACGGGACATGGATATCGTAACACCTGCATTAAACCTAGTGTTGTCCCGTTGTCCCGTTGTCCCGTTTAGTTCACTTCAATACTTTTCACTCATCTATACGCAGTAGCGCGCGCGTGCGCGCGCATGCGCACGCGATACTACAGAGTTGCCATTCTTATCCCTGGAAGGATAAAGTAAGACCATAATGCACTCACAAACGGAAGCGGTGAGGAAGTACCTCGCGGATCTGGAGCCTGGAGAAGTCAGGGTGCGGGTGGCCGGCGGCCCGACGGTGCCGTGGCCGGAGCTCCGAAGCTATCGACGGAACCGGCTCAAGGACCAGGGACGGGATCTGCGGAAACTCTGCCGCGCGATCGCTGTCTCCGGCTTCGCCTTCCCGGTCTTCGTCTGGGCCGGACATGAGCACGTTCTCGATGGGGCTGGCCGAGTGCCCGCGCTGGTAATCCTGGAAGAGCTAGGCTGGAGCGTGCCTCCAGAGATTCCTGTTTCGTGGATCGAGGCGGAGAGCGAAGCGGAGGCCGCGGAGTTGGCGATGATGGCCTCCAGCAAGCACGGCGACATCACCGAGGAGAGCCTTCTCGCTCACACCGCCGGCCTCGACATCGACCTAGAGATCGTCGCTCTCAAGGTTGACCTCCCTGGGATTAACCTGTCGGGGTTTGCCGACCTCCCCCCACGTTCTGGAAAGTCTCGGGCGCGCATCGCCAGCTCTCGGGCAAGAAACGAGGAACGCGTGAACCATCGTCACAGTCCGATGCAGACCAAGGCGGTCCACGTTCGATGGATCCTCGGGCACGTCGAAAAGGTCTTAGCCCGTTGCCGCTGCGGACTCGTGCGCTACGAGCTACGGCAAGGCCCGAAGAAACCCGGCCGGCTCCTGGAGTCCGGGCCGTGGCAGAAGGGCAAGCGGTGACAGCTTCCGAGAAACCCGAGATATGTAAACCACGGTTCGTGAGTACCGAGCAGGGTTACGATGTCTACCACGGCCGGACGGGGAGGTACCTCGGCGCACCCGGCGTTGATCCGGTCTTTCGACAGGTCGAAGATGTGGGAGCTTCGACGTCGACCGGGGTACACGCAGAAGCAAAAAGGGCCGAACGCCGATTCGGCCATTTCGACGATGGGGGATCGGCCGTGTGCCGTGTTCAGGTACACAGGCCCGGTTGTCGATCGGGACGACGCGGAGCGCGTGTTGACGTACTGGGACCCGAGTACCAGAGCGGCTGACGAGCGGCTTGCAGAGCTACTTTAGCTCTGATATAATTGATCGAGAGGGGGTCCCGACGTGGACCACCTGGCCGTACTGCGAGAGCCTCACCTGGGGAGAATCCTGCGAGGTGAGAAGACGACCGAGTTCCGCGCCACTCGGGGCAGACCTGCCCCTTGGTGGAGTGTGGTGCCCGAGGACCGGATCGTGTTCCGCGGCGTGAGCCGCAAGTGTACCAGCGGCGTCGCCAACGTGGATGGCGTCGTGACCTATCAGGGATCCGACCCGGACTCCGCGCTTCGCCTTGTCGAGCTTTGTGGCGGCGGCAAGGGCGCCATGGAGTACGTCGCTTCCAAGTTCCAGGGCGACAAGCAGGTCAAGCTCGCCTGCATCCGAATTCGCTGCATCCGGCCCGCTTTTCTTCCCTGTCTCCCCCGCGGACAGGCTTCTTGGGTTGCCAATTGGGAGCCGGACCACGCGGGCTTCTCCACTATGGACGATTGGCTAGGCGAGGAGCCCTTCTGGCTTGAGGTTGCGCGCAGACTGACGGTACGGGGAGAGGGTTGGCACCGAGTCAAGGACGTCCACGCGGCGTTGGTGAGTCGGTACAGCAGCCCGGAAGAGCTTGCCCAAGCTGACTTGCGGGCGTTGCGCAAGCTCTTGCACCCGCTTGGATTCCGCGGACGCCACGCGGACTTGTTGACCCACTTCGCCGCTCAACGACTGTAGACCTGGCTCTTCACGCGGTACCCTTGTAGTGATGGATGATCCCCGACTCAAGGCCCTTCTTGGTGAGGCGAGCGTGTTGCCGGCTCCGACAGGAGACCGCAAGCGTCCGCGCATTCACGAGCAGAGACATCTTGGGAGCAGACGGCGCGAGCCTGCCGAGGAAGAGTGGATCGCGGTCAGGGAGTGGTTTTGCGCCGACCCGGATCGGACCTTGTGGAAAGCCACCGAGCGTCTGCCGGACGCGAAGCTCTCCGACGTGAAGAGACGCGCCGAGGCGGAAGACTGGGAGGGTAAGCGGGCTCGAGTCCAGCGCGCTCTCACCGAACGAGCCACAAACGAAGCCTTGGATCGCGCCTTCGAGGACAAGATTCGAGCGCTGCAGGTCCTTCTCGAAGTCGAATACCGGGAGAGCCTCGTTCACCTCACGCAACTCCAGCAACTCCGCAAGGAGAAAGGCGCCAGTTGGAAGCCGAGTGAGCACCGGGCCTGCGCGGCGACGAAGGGTATGCTCTTCGACCGAGCGCGTCTTGCGCTCGGAGCACCGACCGAGATCGGGGCTACCCCAGGAGAAGCCGCGGCGAGTGGCGCGGTGCTCAAGCGGGCGGATCCGGACCTCCTCGACCTGCTTGACCGGCTGCCTCTCGAGGACCTGCTAGAGCTCGACCGCATCGCTGCTGCGGTGGAGGAGGCAGGTGAAGGTGGCGGTGCCGAATAGGGCCCGAGAGATCAACCCCGCCTTGCTCGACCGCAAGAAGATCAAACGGGCGCTTGTGCGCAGGGTTTTCTGGGAGTTCTTCTGCTACATGGACCCGGGCGTCATCAAGTGCTGGTGGCAAGAGGACGCGGCCGGGCATCTACAAGAGTTCTACGAGGATATGGTTGCCGGGCGCTGGCCCAAGCTCGTCTTCGCCGCCCCGCCGCAGCACGGGAAGAGTAGGCTCATCGTCTACTTCATCGCTTGGTGTTTCGGCCGCGACCCTAGTCTTCGGACCTTCTACGCTTCGGTCTCCGACGCTCTTGGCGTTCGAGCGAATTTGCAACTCCAACGCATCTTCGACTCGGCCCGCTTCAAGTGGGCATTCCCCAGGACGCGCATCTGCGGCGAGCAGGTCGTTACCCAGGCCGGCAAGCCCCGGCGTAACTCCGCGGTCTTGGAGATGGCCGGCTGGCAAGGCTACTTCCGAAACACCACCGTCCGCGGCGCCATCGTCGGCGAGTCCATGGACCTGGGGGTTATCGACGACCCGATCAAGGGCCGTGAGGAGGCCGAGAGTAAGACTATTCGGGACAAGACCTGGCTCTGGTTCAACGACGACTTCATGACCAGGTTCTCCAAGAAGGCAGGCATGCTTGTCATCGCTACGCGCTGGCATCTCGACGACCCGACCGGGCGTCTGCTCAAGCATCGGAACGACGTCAAGGTGGTCACATACGCGGCGATTGCAGAGCGAGATGAGGAGCACCGCAAGGAGGGGGAGCCGCTCTTCCCTGAGATCAAGCCTCTGGCGATGCTCGAGGAGTTTCGCGGCGGTATGACAGCCCCCTCCTGGCTCGCGCTCTATCAGCAGCGGCCGACACCTCGGGAGGGCTCGATTATCAAGGGGGAGTGGTTCGTCAACGAGTACTGTGAGCGTAGCGCGGACCCGCTCTACGTCCTCCAGTCTTGGGACACCGCCTCCAAACCGCAGGAGCGCAATGATCCGAGCGTTTGTGGCACCTTCGGCGTCTTCAAGGATCACGTCGAGCTCTGGCACGTCTTCGTCGCACGCCTCGACATCGTTGACTTGGTGGAGGCCATGATCCGGCTCGCCGAGGAGGAGAACCCCACCGAGGTGCTCATCGAGGACAAGTCCTCCGGTCAGCAGGCGATTCAGATTCTCCGGCGTACGACAGATCTCCCTGTAGTGCCCTTCAACCCAGGCCGGCTGGATAAGATCACCCGCGCTGAGGCAGAGGCGTCGTACATTCAGGCAGGGAATCTCTGGTTGCCCAAGGCTCAGCCGCCCTGGCTCAAGCCATATCTCGATGAGGTGACTACGTTTCCTGACTCTGCGTGGAAGGATCAGGTCGATATGACCAGTCAAGCACTTCGTAGAATACGGGAGAAGCGAAAGCGCTCGCGCGGGCCTGCGGGACCTCCCGCAGGAGGCACCAAGCGTTCCAGCCGTCGGCCGTGATAGGCTGGAGGCAGACCGGAGGGAGTCACCGTGGCACCGAGGGGCCGACGGCTGGGCGAGCTGGGCTTGACCGGGCTCAACCGACAGGGCGGACGGATCTACGAGGAATGGCTGCGGCAACTCGACGGGCTCAAGGGCCGACGGGTTTTCCGGGAGATGGCCGACAACGACGCCGTCATCGGCTCGGTCCTGTTCGCCGTGGAGATGCTCCTGCGGAACGTCGGATGGGACGCGGTGCCTTTCTCCGAGGACCCTCTCCATGTCTTCCAAGCCGAGTTCGCCACCTCGCTCTTCCAGGACATGAGCCACACCTTCGAGGACTTCATGTCGGAGTGCTTGACCAAGATTGCATACGGCTTCTCGCTCTTCGAGATCGTCTACAAGCGTCGCGTCGGCCCGCTGGAACGTGACCCTACGCGACGGAGTCGGCACACCGACGGCCGCATAGGAATCCGCAAGCTCGCCCCTCGAGGCCAGGAGACCATCGACGAGTGGGACTTCGAGGAGGAGGACGATGGGCTGCGCGGTGTCTACCAGCTACCCCCAGCAGGCTCGGTCCCGACAGGCAGAGGCTTCGGTCGTCTCTACATCCCCATCGAGAAGCTCTTGCTATTCCGGACCACCTCGAGGCTCGGGAACCCCGAGGGCCGGAGCGCCCTTCGGACGATCTACGTCAGCTGGTGGTACCGGAAGAACATCCAGGAGGCCGAGGCCATAGGAGCCGAGCGCGACCTGGCTGGGATCCCCAAGTTCGAGCTTCCTCCGGAGCTCTTCAAGGCCGACGCGTCCGACGACATCAAAGCGACGATGGCGGCGTGGCAGAAGGTCGGGGAGAACCTCAAGTCCGACGAGCAGGCCTATATCGCCTTCCCCCTCGAATACGACGAAAAAGGGAACAAGACGCACGAGGTCTCGCTCATGTCCGCGGCCGGCAGCCGGCAGTTCAACACCAACGAGATCATCATGCGCTACTCCCGGGAGATCCTCCAGGCGCTCCTCGCCGACTTCATCATGCTCGGCTCGCAGGCCCACGGGAGCTTTGCTCTCTCGAGCGACAAGACCGAGCTCTTCGCCACAGCCCTCGGAGCCTGGCTCAAGTCCATCGCCGCGGTCCTGAATCGACACCTCCTCACGCGGGTCTGGGCCCTCAACGGGTGGAATCCTGCGGAGACGCCCACCATGACTCCCTCGGACATCGAGAAGGTCGACATTCAGCGCTGGGCCGACGCCGTCGTTAAGATGGTCGCTGCTGGGCTGATCATGCCCGGGTCAGAGCTCGACGAGGTCAAGATTCGGGAGATGCTCGGGCTACCTGAGACAGGGCCGGTCATGGGGGCTCCGCGACCGCAGGGGCAGCCGACCGAGGAGGCAGAGCCCGAGGAGGAGCCAGCACTGTGACCCGATTCCGCGTCCGGTTTCGCAAGCAGGACACCGGCCGGCGCCGGAGACAGCGGGCAGCGAGCCGCTTGCGATTCACAGGCCGGCAGAGGAAGTCCGACCTGCTGGCGGCGCGAGACTACCAAGAGGCCCTCGGAGTCTTCGAGCCGCAGGTAGCAGCCGCCTTCGGGAGAGCCGTGGCGCAGAGGCGGGCATCGTTCCCCTTTCAGCTCGTGACCGAGGCCATCGCATCCCAGGCAATCAGCGAGGCCGTCCGCCTGGCCTATGGCGATGGAATCGGGCCCTTGCTCCAAGGAGTAGGCCTCACGCCTGGTGAGCCGTCCATGGTCGATGTCCTCGGCGATACGCTGCGGGCCGGGGGCGGGGCCGGAACAAGGCAGCTCGGCCCGGTCCGGGCCAAGCTGGTCGCGAGCTTGGACCTGACCAACCCCGAGGCAGTCACCTATCTGCGCAACCACCTTCCCGGCCAGATCAAGCACATCGACGATGTCTCTCGCGAGGCGATCCGCGTCTCGGTCCTACGCGGAATGGAAGAGGGTAGGCCCTTCCGCAAGGTCGCCCGAGAGGTCCGTGAGTCAATCGGGTTGACGCCCAACCAAGCCCGGTTCGTGGGCAACTACCGACGCCAGCTCGAGACCGGGGAGCTCGGCAGCCCGTCGGAGACTCCTCCCCACCGGCGACGCCTCTCCGCAACCGAGCAGCAGCAGTCCCGGTCGATCTTCATGGCGGGCGGCGAGAGCTCCGGGCGCGTCAACAAGCTGGTCGAGACCTACGCCCAGCGACTCATCAACCGGCGCGCCATGGACATAGCCCGAACTGAGACCCACCGGGCATTCCAGCAAGGCCAGAAGGCAATCTGGGGTCAAGCGGTCGATCAAGGGCTCCTCGACCTCGAGGACACCCGACGCATCTGGGTCGTCACCGCCGATGAGCGACTGCGGGATGACCACGCTGCGGTTCCGCTGATGAACCCCGAGGGAGTCCGGCTGAACGAACCGTTCAAGACTCCCGTCGGCCCGGTTATGGGACCAGGTGAATCCGGAGAGCCAGGCTTCGACATCAACGAGCGTTGTACCATCGCTCTGATGTTCACCGATTCGCCGTTGGTCTACGACCCCGAGGCCAAGCGCTACCGGAGGGAGAGTCTCTGATGCCCAGACCACGCTCCGGCGAGAGCAGGAACGCCTTCATCAACCGTTTCATGGCCAGCGCGGAGGCCCAGCGGGACTACCCCGACCAGGCTCAGCGCTTCCGCGTGGGTGTCTCCTTCTGGGATCAGCGCGTGGCGAAGGGAGCGGAGAGCGGGATGTACTCGCTGTACGTGAGCCGTCCGCTGCTCAACCCGAAGGCGTTTATCGGCTGGGCCCGCTCGCAAGGGTTCACGAGCGTCATCATCCCCGAGAAGCTCCACGCGACCATCGTCTATTCACGTCGGGAGGTCCCATGGTTCGAGCTGCCTCAGTCGCCGCACGAGACCGTCCGGGTACCTTCCGGGGGAGCTCGCTTCGTTCACTCCCTGGGTGATGAAGGGGCCGTCGTCCTCCGTTTCCGATCCCCCGAGCTTGAGGATCGACACCGGGAGTTGGTCGCCGCCGGCGCGGAGCACGGGCACCAAGGCTACAAGCCCCACGTCACGATCACCTACAAGACCGATGGGCTCGACATCAGCCGCGTCCAGGCCTTCGACGGAGAGCTGCTCTTCGGTCCCGAGATCTGGCGACCGATCATGAGCTACACCGCGACCGAGAAGCAGGCGCACGCGACGACCGCGGCACCGACCGAGTTCATCAAGGCGAGCAACCAGCCGATGGAGGAGGGCTTCGTCCTCAAGACCGGCCGAGACCTCGACCTCTCCCTCCGCGGACGCGTGGTCAAGGTCGACCGGGAGCACCGAGTCGTCTATGGCTGGTTCTCTCCGATCGAGAAAGACGGCGTCCAGGTCATCGACTCCCAGGGCGATGCGATTGACGAGGACCAGCTGCTCCAGACGGCCCACAAGTTCATGCTCGAGTCGCGTGCTGCGAAGCTGATGCACAAGGGCCGACGTCTCGGAGACGTCGTCGAGTCGATCGTATTCTCGAAGGACCTCCAAAGCGCGCTGGGGATTGACCTTGGCGTGGTAGGATGGTTCGGAGGCGTCAAGGTTCGTGATGATGGCGTTTGGAGCGACGCCAAACAAGGGAATCTTCCGGGCTTTTCCATCGGAGGGCTCGGCCGCAGGAGGAAGATCTGATGGCGACGAAGCTCGAAGACCTCGAAGTCGAAGAAGTCAGTCTGGTCGACCGTCCTGCCAACAAGCACGCCAAGGTTGTCCTGACCAAGAAGGGCTCCGAATCATCCAAAGGAAACGAGTGTGATAGGATGGAGCGCGACGAGAGGGTCGGGCTGGTCAAGCGCCTGACTGAGTTCCTCGGGATCGAATGGGGAGACGAAGTGTCGAAGGACGACGAACTGAACAAGGCCGCCGATGGTGGCGCCGAGAACCGGGATCCGAGTCCGGACCCCGGAGGCCAGGAGGCGAACGTGGACAAGAACGAGAAGCAGCCCACCCTCGAAAGCCTGTCGAAGCGGCTCGAGGAACAGGGTGAGCAGATCCAGACTCTCACCAAGGAGAATTCGGAGCTCCGCGAGCAGCTCGAGAAGGGCGGTCAGATGAGCGCCTTCCGCGAGAAGCTCCCGAAGAGCCTCCAGAAGGAATTCGACCGGATGGGCGACAAGGAGCGCTACGCGTTCATGTCGAAGTTCTCCAAGTCCGACCAGTCCGACGGATCCGACGAGGGCCCGGACATGGCCGGCCAGCTCGAGAAGCTCGGCAAGGCCCTGGACGATCAGAACGAGAAGATCGCCAAGATGCAGGAGACCGAGGACATCCGCAAGGCGGAGACCGAGTTCGCCAGCCTCGATTCCGTCGTCTCCGTCCCCGAGTTCGCCAAGCAGGTCGTCAAGCTCCGGAAGGCCGCTCCCGAACAGGCCGAGGAGATCGTCGAGACCTTCAAGGCGCTCGCCGAGCAGGCCCGTGTCTCGAAGCTCTTCGAGAGCGCCGGCCACAACCGGAACGTCGAGACCGGAGGATCCGACACGATCAAGAAGGCCGCGGAGGAGATCCGCAAGTCCAACCCCGAAATGCCGGAGCATCAGGTGCTCGAGAAGGCGATCCGGGAGAACAAGGCGGCGTACAACGAGCACGTCGTCCAGACCCACCAGGAGGGATGAACGATCATGGCGTACGAAGCAAAGCTCCAGACCGTCACCCACCCGGCTTCCGCGGACCTCTCGAGCTCCCAGTACCGCCTCATGGCGGTCAATAGCTCGGGCCAGGTAGCAGCGGCCGGTGCCGGGGCCCGCTCCGACGGCGTGCTCCAGAACGCTCCCGCGGCCCAGGGCCGAGGCGCCACCATCGCCTTCGGCGGGATCTCCAAGGTGGAGGCCGGCGCGGCAGTCGCGGCCGGCGCCCTCATCACCCCGGACGCGAGCGGCAAGGCCGTGACCATCGGCTCCGGAGACGTCCCCGCAGGCAAGGCCCTCGAGGCAGCCTCCGGCGACGGCTCCATCATCTCCGTCCAGCTGAACCTCGGCAACCTGCAGAAGGCAGCCGGGAACTGATCCGGACCTGACCACGGAAGGAATCTGAGTCATGCCGAATCCCGTGAGGAACAACCTCCACGTCGACACCCTGCTCGGCAACCTGTCGGTCGCGTACCGGCAGCCCAAGGACCACTTCATCGCCGGTCGGGTCTTCCCGAACGTCTCCAGCCCCAAGCGGTCGAACAAGTACGCCGAGTTCGACCGAGGGTACTGGAACAAGGACGAGATGAAGGTCCGCGGACCCGGAGCCGAGAGCGCCGGTGGCGGGTGGACCGTCGACACGACCCCGAATTTCTACTGCGAGCGCTACGCGTTCCACAAGGACATCGACGAGGTTGACGAGGCCGATTCGGACGAGGTCTTCGATCTCGACCGCGAGGCCACGGACTTCGTCACCCTCAAGGACCTGCTGCTGCGGGAGAACCTCTGGGTGACGAACTACTTCACCGCCGGTGCCCCCGGGGACACCTGGACCTTCGACGTCGACGGTGCCGCGTCCGCGTCCGCGTCCTTCGACCCCACCAGCGCCGCGAACAACGACAAGGTGTACTGGAGCGACGCCAGCTCGACCCCGATCAAGGACGTCGCCCAGGGCAAGAAGTACGTGCTCCAGAGCACCGGCTTCGAGCCCAACGTCCTCGTCGTCGGCTACGAGGTCTGGGAGATCCTCAAGAACCACGCGGCGCTGCTGGCTCGCATCACGCAGTCCGGAGGCGTCGGACCCGACTCCCCCGCGATCCTGCTCAAGGCAGCCATCGCCGCCATCTTCGAGGTCGATGAGATTCTCATCATGAAGTCGATCCAGAACACCGCGGACGAGGGCCAGACCAACGCCCACTCGTTCATCGGCGGCAAGAACGCGCTGCTGGCCTACCGAGCCCCCAACCCGGGCCGCTACACCCCCAGCGCCGGCTACACCTTCACCTGGAACGGACGGAACCTCGGCCTCAGCAGCGAGGGGACCCGGATCATGCGAGGGCCCGTGGCCAACACCACGGCTCGGCGCATCGAGATCGAGTCCTACTTCCAGTTCAAGAAGGTCTCCGCGGACCTCGGCTACTTCTTCGGCGGCATCGTCGAGTAATCCCTGGAGGGAATGAATGCTCTTCCGACCGGCACACCTCCCGGCAGAGTTCGATCCCCGCGCCGAGTATCTGGTCGCCCAGGCAATGACCTGGAAGGCCAAGAGCCTCCGGCGCGGGGATCCGTTCCCCCTGGAGAAGAACCCCGATCAGGACCTGGTTCAGCGCTACCGGGACCTGACCAAGACAAGCTTCATCATCGCCGCTTCTCACCCGCTGGCTCCCGAACGGCTCGAGCAGCCCCCGGCCTACAGCTCCAAGCACGTCGGAGGCGGTCGCTACCGCATCCTGGACGTTCGCGGAGAGGTCATCGAGGAGCTGGGCACGTTCACCAAGGACGAGGCGGCCTCCAAGCTCGAAGAGCTCTCGGGGGCCCCTAAGATCTCGAACGAAGAGGCCGCGAAGCTCAAGGAGCTACTAGGGTCTTCGGAAACAGGCGGAAGCGGGGCAGGCGAGATCGTCGTGAAGCCCTCGGCGGACCTGACGCATACCGGCGGCCCCGACACCGACCTCAACGTGTAGGAGGCCCCGCGTGACCTGGACCTTCACCGAGGCGGTTGATACCTCCGACCGTGACTGGGTCCGCTTCGCCATCGGCGACATCGACTCCTCGGACCCCCAGATCTCCGACGAGCTCATCGCCTCGCTCATCAGCGAGCACGGCACCAAGGAGGGCGCGGCCATAGCGGCAGCCCAGGGCCTCGCTGCCAAGTACGCCCGCAAGGCCACCAAGTCCGTCGGCGACCTCAACGTCAGCTACAAGGAGCTCCAGGAGAACTACACGGCAATGGCGAGTCGCCTGCGCCGGGAGCTATCCCTCAGGTCCCCACCCCTGGCAGGCGGAATCTCCAAGGACCGCAAGGACACCGTGAACGCGGACACCGACCGGGTCGAGCCATGGGCCCGCCGCGACCAGTTCAGGCACGTCGGCAACGAGGATGAGTTCGAGGACGACCCGACCTTGTAGCGACTCTATGCCCGGGCGCGTCCTCCCCCCTTGGTGGAGCGAACGCCCAGTCTTCGTCATCGGGGGCGGGCCATCGCTCAGAGGTCATGACCTCGAGGGGCTACGGTCCAAGGGGCACGTCCTCTCCGTCAACGCCGCAGCCTTCCAAGTCGATTCCGACGCTCTCTTCTCTCGCGACAACCTCTTCGCCAAGCGCTACCGCACGGAGATCGCTCTGCAAGCCAAGGAGCGGGAGGTCTACCTGGCCATGGACGCCTCCCCCGAGGACGGCCCGATCCCGGGGGCGACCTACTTGCGCCGAGACCACAACCAGATCGTCAGCCTCGACCCCGAGGCGGTCGCCGACGGCAAGCACTCGGGATTCGGAGCAATCAGCCTGGCCATTCTCAAGGGCGCCCGCCGCATCGTGCTCCTCGGCTACGACCTGAATCCTCCCTCGGTCCGGCAGCGAAGCCACTGGCACGACACCTACGCGCCCGCGGAGGTCGAGTTCGGATTCGTTCACTACCCAACCTGGGCCCGAGCCGTCGACCAGATCGCAGAGCATCTCCCCGACGGAGTCGAGGTCGTCAACGCCAACCCCCAGAGCGCCGTCCGGGCGTTCCCGTTCTCGACCTATGAGAGAGAGCTCGCGTGAGGCCAATCTGCTACTCGGCTCCCAGGGAGAAGACCTCGCCTCTATGGTGCCGAGCCTTCTCCGAGGGGTGCGGCGGCTTGCTCGTCGAGGATGGGCAACTCCGGCCCGGGCCGGTCGCGCTCTTCGGCTCCCCCTCGCTCTGGAGCCAGCTCCAGCAGGTCATCGGCGAGGGCCGAGACTGGTGGTACGGGGATCACGCCTACTTCGGTCGCTTCCGCTACTACCGAATCACGCGCGGGACGCTCCAGCTCGACGGGACAGAGCACCGATCCGCGCCTGCGAGCCGTCTTCGGTTCGAGGCCCTCGGGGTCAAGATCAGGCCATGGAGGACGACGGGGGACCACATCCTCGTCTGCCCTCCTGACCGGATTTACGCGGGGCTCATCGGTTTCGACGCAGACCGATGGCTGCAAGCGGTCCTGGAGGACATCAAGCGCCACTCTCGGCGACCAATCCGCGTGCGGTGCAGGGAACTCGGCGAGGGGCGAGGCTGCCCGCTGTCCGAGGACCTGGAGGGCGCTTGGTGCATGGTCACCTACACGTCCAACGCTGCGGTCGAGGCCCTCTGCGCAGGCATCCCGGTCATCTGCACGGGTCCCTGCGCTGGACGGCTACTCGGCTCCGGCTCCGTTTCCGAGGTCCGCTTCCCGCGGACTCCCCCGGGACGAGTAGAGTGGGCCGCATGGCTGGCCGCGAATCAATGGACCATGGATGAGATTGCTGCTGGCGATTGCTGGCGTGCGATTGGGAAGGGCTGAGAATGTTCGAGTGGAGAGGAATCTGGCTGCCTGACGGCGAGGAGCACCTGGTCGAGTGGATGACTCAGGTGGGGCACACGCGGGCTGGGCTACCGACCTACCAATACCACAAGTATGAGGACGTCCTGCGGCTCGTCCCCTTCGACCGCCGGCGCGTTGCCGTAGACGTTGGCGCCCACGTCGGACTCTGGTCTCGCGTCATGGCCCTGGACTTCGACCGCGTCGAGTGTTTCGAGCCCGTCCCTGCCCACCGCGACTGCTGGGAGCGCAACCTGGCTGCGACCGAGAACGTCGTGATGCACCCCTGCGCCCTTGGTCCGGAGCGAGCCAAGGTGACCATGCACACGGGCCCGGACTCCTCCGGAGATACCTGGGTCGATCCCAGGGAGAGCGGGGGAGACGTCATTCAAGTGCCCCTCGACTCGTTCGAGTTCCCCATCGTCGACTTCCTCAAGATCGACTGCGAGGGCTACGAGAGCCACGTCCTCGAGGGCGCCGAGGAGACGCTGCTGCGCTGCAAGCCCGTCATCTGCGTCGAGCAGAAGCAGGGCCATGGTGAGAAGTACGGATTGGCTGACACGCAAGCGCTACTCCTGCTCGAGTCCCTCGGCTTTCGCCGGCGCGGCGGAATCCAGGGAGACTTCTTCCTGACCTGGGGAGGCTAGGTCATGGCATTCGTTTCCCTCGAGCACCGTTTGATCGTCCTCCACATCCCGAGGACCGGCGGCACGGCCTTGAAACGCGGGCTGGCCCGGGCATCAGTCGGCGACGAGCGAGCCTGGAACAGCTGCGCGTTCCGTAGGGGAGGAAACCGGCTACCGACCCATGGAGGTGCGCGAGAGCTTTCCGTGGACGTGCCCGAGCTCTGGTCCTATTGCTGGCGCGCGGCGCTGGTCCGGGACCCGGTTGCCAGGCTCGTCAGCCTCTACCGGCTCTGCAAGTCGAACCACGATGCTGCGCTTCGAGGTCTCGCCCACCTGAGCGCCGAAGATTGCCAGGTAGCCATGGACCACCTCGAATTGGCCACCCTCCAGCATTGGGTTCTGGCCTGGTGCAAGGAGTTCGGCTGGAACCCCTGGCGGGAGACCGACGGCTGGGGCCGGTCCATCATCGAGATCCCTCAAGCCCGTTGGCTCCTGAGCGAGGACGGCCGACTGCTGGTCCATCGGGTCTACCGCTTCGAGGAGCCCGAGGTCTTCCAGGCGGGCCTTGAGGGACGGATCCGGAGGCCCATCGCTTGGCCCCAGACCAACGCGACCCCGAAGACGATTCCGGCCGAGGTGACGCCTGCGGCCGAGGAGTGGGCGGCGGCGCATCTGGCCGAGGACTACGAGCGCTGGTACTCCTGATGGGCTGGGGGGACGAGATCATGGCCATAGGGCACGCGGTCGTCACCCAGGAGAGAGACGAGCGTCGCCGCCCCGTCCGAATCCTCAGCCTCGGAGGGCTCCCGCGCTGGTCTCCAGTGTGGGAGAGCCAGGCGTCGATTCTCCGGCCAGAGGACCCGGACCCTCCCGGAGGATTCCAGGCGGTACAGAACGGCGCTGGCTGCCGCCCCTACATCAAGTATCCCTTCACTCGCGAGTCCGGATTGACCCCCTCTGGTTGGAGAGCTCGCGACCATTGGGGCCGGCTCGAGCTCCGCGAGGAGAGCCTGGCCTTCGGGCGCGCGCTCCGCAAGGAGATCGGTTCCTACGTCGTGGTCGGGGTCGACACCGGACCAGGAGCCAGTCCCAACAAGGCATGGGGAGAAGAACGGTACCAGGACCTCCTCAGGCGAATCCAGGACCTGAATCCGATCCGTCTGCTCGGACCGACCTCGACTCCTGGGGGCCTCGAGCTCATACGGGAGGTCAAGACCCCCGAGTTTCTGGACGCGTGCGGCACAGTCGCGGCCTCCAGGGGTTACGTGGGAGCCGAGGGAGGCCTGCACCACGCGGCCGCATACCTCTCCAGGCCGGCCGTCGTCATCTTCGGAGGGTTCATCTCACCCGACGTCACCGGCTACCCCGGGCACGTCAATCTGACCGGAGGAGCCTGGGGGAGCTGCGGAAAGTGGGATCTCTGCCCTCATTGCCAGAAGTGCCTCCAGAGAATCAAGCCTGCAGCGGTCGCAGAGGCCCTCAGGCGAGTAGTTGCAGAGGAAAGAGACCCATGAGCATCAAGATCAACGGGCCGCGCTACACCATCGAGATCGGCAATGAGCTGCCCTTCGTCCTCATCGCCGGCCCCTGTGTCATCGAGAACCGCGCGCACGCCATCGTCACCGCAGCCATGCTCCGGGACATAGCGGCCAAGGCAGGAGTGCCCTTCGTCTACAAGACCAGCTGGGACAAGGCCAACCGGACCAGCGGCGACAGCTACCGCGGACCTGGTTTCGCCCAGGGCATCGCCATCCTGGACGCCGTCAGGCGCGAGGTCGGCTGCCCGGTCTTGACCGACGTCCACGAGCCCTGGCAATGCAAGCACGTCGCCGACGTCGCCGATGTCTTGCAGCTCCCAGCCTTCCTATACCGACAGACGGACTTGATTCAAGCCGCGGCGGACACGGGGAAGCCGGTGAACATCAAGAAGGGCCAGATGGGCAACCCGGAGTCCATGGTCCCCGCCATCGACAAGACCTGCGGGGCACCTGTCATCCTAACTGAGCGCGGCACCTTCTTCGGCTACTGCGACCTGGTCGTGGACTTCCGCTCCCTCGTGCGCCTGCGTGAGTACACCGGCGCTCCCGTGGTCTTCGACGCCACGCACTCCGTCCAGCGCCCAAGCGACAATGGATGGACGAGCGGTGGGAATCGGGCCGACGCGGTACCATTAGCCCGAGCCGCGGTTGCCGTGGGCGTAGCCGGGGTCTTCATGGAGGTTCACCAGGACCCGGCGAATGCCCCGAGCGACGGGCCGAACATGCTGGCGATGGCGGACCTCCCGAAGGCTCTGGATGAGCTCGCAGCCATCGACAAGATCAGGAAGGGATTCGCCTGATGCCGTTCGGAGACGACTTCAAGGACGTCTGCAACGACACCGCGACCTGGGAGCCGCTCGACAGCCGCGACCGCTACAACGTCCCGAGCTACGGCCCCTCCTCGCCCCTGAACAATGTGCGGCGCAACAAGGAGCACCGGCTGGTCCGCAACGCCCAGGGCGACGAGGTCATCTCCTCCGAAAACATCTGGATTGTCGGAGGCACCATCCCGGCCATTACCCCAGAGGGCCGCATCACTCTCTCCGACGGGAGCGCGCCCAAGATTCTCTCCGTCGAGCTACCGCAGGACGACGACGGCTCCGTGAGCCACGCCAAGGTGTTCTTCGAATGACCGTCCGAATCACCAGCAAGTGGAAGGGCCTCGAGGAGATGCGCCGGCAGCTCAAGCTCTCCGCGGAGGAGACTCTCAAGGCCGTCGAGAAAGAGCTCTTCCGCGAGGGCGAGGAGACCATGACCGACGCCAAGGACGTCACCCCCAAGGACACCGGGCAGCTGGTCAACTCCGGGCACGTCCAACTGCCCAAGCGGCCGACTCCAACCAGCGTCCGTGTCGACCTCGGCTTCGGAGGTCCTGCCGGCTCAGGAAACCACGGCGGGAAGACAAATGACGAGTCGGTCGGGTACGCTTTGAGGGTACATGAGGACCTCGAGACCTTCGGGTCAGAGTTCGGCGGAGGCTCGCGGAATACGGGGAGAGGGGCAGTTCGCAAGGGCCGGCCCCGGACTTTCGTGGGGCACGCGAAGTTCTTGGAGAGGCCCGTCGTCAGACGACGCAGAACGATGTCGAAGCGGCTCTCCAAGCGTATGAGGCGCAGATTGAAAGGGCGAGTGGGGCGCCGGTGACGATGCTCGACGACATCCTGGACTTCCTCGAAGACGAGGGGCACGTTTCCGGCTCGAGCGGCTGGGTGGGAGTGGCTGGCGACGAGCCGCCGAGCCCCGACGCGTGCATCACCGTCCGAGAGACAGGCGGGCCACCTCCGGAGCAACCCCCGGAGGGCTCCAGCGAGACCATGCAGGACCAGGTCACCTTTCAAGTCCGCGGACGCGGCGAGAAGGAGGGCTATGAGCTCTTGCGGACTAAGATGGGCGATATCTACGGATCCCTCCATGGCGGAGACCTCGGGACCGACTTCCTCGAGGTGCGCGCGACGCAGGGAGCCCCATTCTACATCGGCCGGGACAACTCCGACCGACCACTCATGACCTGGAACTATGAGGCGAGGCGCGAGCGCTCCGCTTCTGACTGAGGAGGTAGGCCATGGCAGGCCGAACTGGCAAAGCATTCGTCGTCCAGATGGGGGATGCAGCGTCCCCGGAGGTCTTCAACACGGTCGGAGGCGCCCGCCAGAACGGGATCAGCCTCTCCAACCCCGCGGTCGACGCGAGTGACAAGGATTCGACCTGGCGCGGCCTGCAGGCCAACGCGGCGAACCTCAGCGGCTCCGTCTCCGGGTCCGGCCGGGCCGTCGTCGACAACGCCACCTTCATCGCCATGCGCACGGCGTTCCTCGCCGGGACCATCAAGAACTTCCGCATCGTCGCGGCCGACGCCCCGAGCACCGGCTACAGCGGAGCCTTCCAGATCACCGCCTTCGAGGAGACCGGGGCCGACGGAGACGTCCAGCTCTATTCCTTCACCCTCGAGTCCAGCGACGCCGTCAGCTACGGCGCCCTGGCTTGATCCTGGAGGAGTGATAGGTGAGCGAGAACCAAGCAGGAGAGCCGGGTCCGCGTGGTGAGATGCAGCTCGTGCTCGACCAGAAAACCTTCGAGATGGTGCCCAACTACCGGACCATCAAGGCCGTGCAGAAGGCCACCGGCAAGGACATCGTCCAATGGCTCAACTCTCTCAAGACCGATGGGTTGCCACCATTCGACGACATGGTGAAGATCACGCAGGCCTGCATCACCCCGGAGGAGGGCAGCAAGGTCAGCCTGGAGGAGGTCGGCGATGCTCTCCTCCTGGCTGGCCTCGAGGAGTTCAACCAGGTCATCATGTTCCTCTCCGTGGCCATCGCAGGACGCAAGACCCGCTCGGATGTCACCGAGGCGCTCGCGGAGGCCAGGGAGAAGGCACAGGAGAAGGCTCGGGAGAAGATTCGCGCGGCGCTCGCTGGCGAGGAGCCGGCCGAGGAGGGGGAGGGGGAGGACTCGGGAAACCCGTAGAGGGGGAGCCTTCCGGGCCTCCCCCGGCCCCATTTCCATGGCGGAGGCACATGGAGGTGGGCATGGGCATCCTGGGCTGGCCTCCGCGGGAGTTCTGGGAGGCAACGACCTTCGACCTGATGGCTGCCCTGGACGGGTGGCGGGAGGCCTACGGCGACAAGAAGACACGGGAGCAAGGGGACTTCACCTCGGACGAGATGGACGAGATCATGAACTTCCCGGCCTCTGTAGCCGGAAAGGAGGCGAGCAATGGCGGCAGAGCTTGAGCCTATTCTTCAACGACTCGAAGCCGACCTGACCGGACTCCTGGAGGGCTACGACAAGGCAGCGGGCGCGGCCGAGAAGACCACGGTCAAGATCGACCAGAAGTTCGCCCAGCTCGGCCAGTCCCTCGACCGCGTCGGTAAGCGCCTGACTCTGGCCCTCACCGTCCCATTCACCGTCGCAGCCGGCATCGCCGTCAAGGCCGCAGATCAGCAGCTCCAGGCTGAGAACAAGTTGGCAGCCGCCATCGAGTTCGCCGGAGAATCAGCAGACGACCAGCTGGAGAAGTTCAAGGAATTCGCCTCCACCCTCCAGAGCGTCACCACCGTCGGCGACGAGTCGACCCTGGCCAACATCCAAATGGCCAAGTCCATGGGCCTGAGCTCCCAGCAATCGGCCCGGGCCTCCAAGAATGCCATAGCTCTCGCCAAGGCCTTCGGCATCAACGAGCGCTCAGCCATCAGGTACACCGCGGCCCTCGAGCAGGGCGACACGACGATGCTGAACCGCTACATACCCTCGCTCCGCAAGATCGAGGACCAGACACAGCGAGCAGCCAAGGCTCAGGAGCTCCTCAGCAACGCCTTCGGCATCGCAATGCGGGAGGCGCAGACTGGTCTCGGTCCGATGCGCCAGCTGTCCAACTCGATCGGGGACCTGGCCGAGGAGTTCGGAAAGATCATCCTCGAGGCCATCAACCCCTTCGTCAACCGGGCACGCGTAGTCGTCGAGCGCCTCCAGGGCATGTCGGACGAAACCAAGAAGGTGCTGCTCATAGTCGGAGGCATCGCCGCAGTCATAGGCCCAGGCCTCGTCGCTCTCGGAGCCCTCATCTCAGGCCTGGGCTTCGCCATCAGCGGCTTCATCACCTTCGGTACCACCGTCGCGACGGTCGTGACCGGAATCGGCACCGCCATGGTGACGCTGGTGACCGCGGTCACCTCCCCCATAGGACTCATCATCGCCGCCTTGGCCACCGCCACCGGCGCCTGGTTCCTCTTTCGGGACACCATCAAGGCGGTCGCCAAGAGCATGGTTTCGGTCCTCAAGACGACTCTGGTGGCTGGATTCCGGAACAACGTGGAGCGGCCCTTCCTCCAGGGAATCAACAACATGGTCGAGAAGCTCGGAGTGGTCGGTACCGCCATCAGAGCCATACCCACGCAGTTCCTTCCCGAGAAGTTCCGGGGTGTCGCGGAGGCGATTCAGAAGGTGGTAGGGGGCTTCGAGATCCCTCCTGAGATCAAGACCAACATGCCCTTCGAGTTCCTCAAGGCCTTCGCCAAGATCCGAGACGGCGCCAGCAAGGACATCGCGAGGATCAAGGAGAACTTCAAGAGCCTCAAGGAAACGATCTCGGGCCTGGTCCCGGAGGGGGTCCGCGACGAGCTCGACGGACTCTTCGAGGGGCTGGACCTGGACACCGAGGAGATTCAGGAGAAGCTCAAGGGGCTCATCGACGACCTGCCAGAGCTCCCCCGCGCCATGGGCAGGGCCGCGGAGGACACCAAGCGCCTCAAGGAGGCGGTCAAGCAGGTTGGCTCGAGCCTGGAGAACGCCTTCGAGCGAGCTCTCATAGCCGGAGACAGCTTCCGAGACGTCATCGCAGGAATCGGCGACGACATCTTTCAGATCTTCGTCCGCCAGGCCATCGCCAAGCCCCTGGCCGGCGCTCTCCTGGGCGGGCTCTTCGGCAACAATCTCGTCGGCAGCGCCCTCGGCAACGCCTTCCACGCCGGACGGGTCATCCCAATGGCACGCGGAGGAGTCCTCAGCGGCCCCACCGTCTTCCCCATGGCCAACGGTGGCGTAGCTCTCGGCGGCGAGGCCGGCGACGAGGGGCTCCTGCCTCTCAAGCGCGGCCCGGGCGGCACTCTCGGCGTTCACGCCTTCGGGCAAGGCAGAGGCCGGGTCGAGGTCAACATCTTCTCCCCGCCGGGCACCGAGGCGACGCAGGAGCAGCAGCAGATCGGGGACCTGACCAAGATCGACGTCATCATCGACGAGATCACGGCCCGCAACGTCCGGACGCAGGGGACGGCAACGCAGAGATCCCTCACGCAGGTCCTCGGAGCCCGGACCAGGTCCGTGAGGAGGTAGTCCTATGGCCACCTGGCCCGCCAGCTTGCCGCAGAACCAATTCCTGGCGACGTCCGTCCAGGTAGTCGACCCCGTGCTCCGGACGCCCATGGACGCGGGACCGGCCTCGAGGCGGAATCGGTACTCGGCGATCTCGAAGACGGTCAAGTGCCCGATTATCCTGACCGGAACGCAGCTCCAGACCTTCAACACCTTCTATGAGACGACTCTGGAGAACGGCGCCCTGGCCTTCGACTGGGAGGACCCGATCACCGACGCCACCGTCAGCTTCGCCTTCCGCTCCCCTCCCTCCTTCCAGATCGTCAGCGGCGGGACAACGGAGACCCGGACCTGGAGGGCGACGCTCGACTTGGAGATCCAGCCCTAATGGTTTCCACCGACCTCAAGCAAGAGGCCTGGGCCCCTGCCTCCAACCAGCCCTACGAGCTCCTCGTCATCGACCACGCTGACCTGGCCTCCCCAATCCGAGTGGTGAACAACACCGAGGACGTGACCTCCAACGGAGACGTCTACTCGGCTTTCCCGTTCACGCTCGCGATCCCCAAGAAGATCCTCGACGGACCGCCCTCAGCCCGGTTGCAGATCAGCAATGTTTCACGGGAGATCGTCCAGGCCGTCAGGACCATCACCTCCGCGGCCAGCGTGTCGATCTACGTCGTCCGACGAGAGGCCCCGGACACCTACGAGCACCAGTACGAGGGCATGACGCTGCACGATGTCCAGTGGGATGCTCTGACCGTCTCCGGCACCGTCCGGTTCGAGAACCTGGCTGGGGAACCGTTCCCGGCGCGCACCTTTTCTCCAGCAGAGTTCCGCGGCCTGATAGGATGAGACCATGGACCTGCGAGACGGAAACGGCGAGAGCTCCGGAGGAATCCGGGCGATCCTCGAATCCCCTCGCCCCCGTTTGAGCCGAATGCCCATCGGGCAATTCGTCCGCCGCGCTCTCGACGTTCCTTTCGTTCCACGCGGCCGCAGCTGGCAGGGCTGGGACTGCTGGGGCCTGGTCCTCATAGCTCACCGGGAGGTCCTGGGAATCGACCTGCCCTCCTACGAGGAACTGTACGAAGAGAAGGACGTGGAGGCGACACAGGAGCTTGGAGACCTGGTCCAGTCTCAGCTCCACCTCTGGACACGCGTTGCCATCCCGCGGATGGGGGACGTGGCCCTCCTCCGTGTCAACGGGCTCCCTACGCACGTCGGATTCATGCTCGACCGCAAGCGGATGATCCATGCTCTGGCAGCCAGCAAGGGCTCAGGCGCCGAGGGGTTGACCGTCGTCCAGCGAATCGACCGAGAGCCATGGGTGCGGAAGCTCCTGGGGGTCTGGCGCCGTGGTCGTTGACGCATACTCGAGGAACCAACTCCCGGGGCAGAGCATCGTCCGTGGAGCCCGCGGCGTCCGTGTCACCGCCGCTCCCCACCCGTTCCAGGTCAAGAACGTCCTGAGGCTCGTACCCGAGGGCGCGACCCTGGCGCAGATCCTCGAGCTCTTCCAGCCCGATCCGTGGCTCCGAGAGAGCGCCTGCATCTTCATCCGCGGCGAGATCGTCCCTCGGAACTGGTGGCACCGCATCAAGCCCAAGGAGGGGACTCACGTAGAGATCCGGGTCATGCCCATGGGAGGAGGCGGAGGAGGCGGGGGCAAGAACCCCCTGCGCATCCTGCTCACGGTCGCGGTCATGGGGGCGGCCTTCACCTTCGGCCCCTCCGTCGGCGCGGGACTCTTCAACACCTCGGCCCAGACCGCGGTACTCGGAGGTGTCACCGCCGGCGCGATCGGCACGGCCTTGGTCGGAGCCGTCGGACTCCTGCTCATCAACGCCGTGGCCCCAGTCCGCCCCCCTCGCCTCCCGCAGCTCTCCGGGACCGAGGCCAGGGAGAGCCCCACCGCGTTCATCGAGGGAGCCCGCAACCAGGCCCGCCCCTTCCAGCCCATCCCCGTCATCCTCGGGAAGCGCCGCATGGTCCCTCCCTATGGGGCCCAGCCCTACACCGAGGTCATCGGCGACAAGCACTACTTCCGGGCAGTCTTCGTCTGGGGCATCGGACCAATCTCCATCGACACCTCGTCCATCAAGATCGGGGAGACGCCGATCACGGACTTCGATGGGGTCGAGCTCGAGCACCGAGAGGGGTACTCCACCGACGCGCCCCTCACCCTCTACCCGGACACGGTCAACCAGGAGAACCTCTCCATCGAGCTCACCTCGGCAGTCGGGTGGCAAACAAGGACCGCCGAGCCGAGCACCGACGAGCTCTCCATCGACATCACCCTCCCTCGAGGCCTGACCTACTTCCAGAGCGGAGGCGGTCGATCCAATCAGAGTGTCGTCCTCCAGATCCAATTCCGAGCCGTCGGCGATGTCAGCTGGAGCACCCCGACTTTCACCGCCAAGACCGTTCCCGACTCCTGGGTGGTCGGCGACACGGTGACCTTCACCCACGCCAAGGCAGTCGCCATCCGCCACGGCTTCCGCTGGTCGGTCCCCACCCGCGGGCAGTATGAGGTTCGGGTGCAGCGCGTGACGGCCGATTCGACGGACGATGCCGTCGTCGACGACATGGTCTGGACTGCGCTCAGGTCATTCAAGAACGAGGACCCGATCAACAGCTCGGTGCCAGTCGCGACGACCGCGGTGCGCATCCTGGCCACCGGGCAGCTCAACGGAATCATCGACGAGCTCAACGGTATCGTCACCTCCATCGGCAAGGACTGGGACGCTGCCGCGAGCCCACCGGCTTGGGTCGACGACATGCCGATCCAGAATCCGGCAGCTGTCTACCGCCTGGCCCTGCAAGGCAACGGGAGCATCAACCCCCTGCCCGATTCTCGCCTCGACCTGGATGGGATCCAGGAGTGGTATGAGACCTGCGACGCTCGGTCCTGGACCTACAACCGGGTCCACGACTTCGAATCGAGCTGGTGGGAGGTCCTCGCAGACATAGCAGCCGCGGGCAGAGCTGCCCCAGGAGACGCCGACGGCAAGGTTTCGATCGTTCGAGAGGAGATCCAGGCGGCTCCAGCCAGCCACATCACCCCACGCAACTCCTACAACTACAAGGGCGAGAAGGCCTTCCCGGACGTCCCGCACGGCTGGCGCATCGAATTCTTCAACGAGGACGAGGGCTACCGCCACGATGAGCGCCGAGTATTCCAGGACGGGTACGATCAGGACACCGCGACCATCTACGAGAGCCTCGAGCTCCCAGGAGTGACCCGACCGGACCAGGTATATCAGCTCGGCCGCTTCCGAATCGCCCAGGCCATTCTCCAGCCGGAGCGCTCGACCGTCGAGCAGGATATGGAGTTCCTGACTCACAATCGAGGCGATTGGGTAGTGGTCACCCACGACGTACTCCAAGCCGGCTTGACTTACGGCCGAATCAAGGCCGTGACCGTGGACGGCTCCAACAACGTCACCGCGGTCGAGCTCGACGAGCCGGTGACCATGCAAGCGGCGACCGACTACGGGCTCTCGATCCGCAACGTCCTCGGCCAGGTCGAGGAGCAGATCGTCACCGCGGTCGGCGATCAGACCTCCGTGACTTTCTCAACCCCCGTCCCGAACGTCTCAGGCTCGGCAGCCATCGCTGTCAACGACGTCTTCGGCTTCGGCCTCCTCGGCTCCGAGACTGACGACTACTCCGTGTTGACCATCGAGCCCGACGGGGAGATGCGAGCTCGGGTCGTGCTGGTCCCCTACCGGGAGTCCATGTTCACGGCAGACACCGAGACCATCCCTCCCTTCGTGACCAATCTGACGCCACTTCCAGAGATCCCCGCGCCGGTGATTCGCAACGTCGTCAGCGACGAGAGCGCCTTGGCTCGAGGCCCAGGAGATTCGCTCATCACCCAGGTCGTCATCGACTTCGACCCCCTCACCGACCCCGAGCTCAACAACCCGAGGATCGAGGTCCAGGGACGAATCTCAGGCAGCGGTGCGCCCTACGACTCGGTCGTGCTCAACGAGATTTCCAACAACCGGGTCGTCATCGGAGACGTCAACGACGGGGAGACCTGGGACTTCCGTCTCCGCTGGGTGGTGGACCTGCGCCTGCCTGGCCCCTGGTCGGAGGTCTCCAACAACACCATCATCGGCAAGACCTCCGCGCCCTCCGGGCTATCCGGCCTGACGATCTCGGCGTGGGGAGGCGGAGCTTACCTCCGCTGGGACCAGCCCCAGGAGCTCGACGTCATCTTCGGAGGCACCGTTCGATTCCGGCACTCACAGCTGACCTCTGGGGCGACCTGGCAGGAGAGCGTGGGCATCGGAGAGTCGGCCTTCGCGCGCACGCGCTGGGCCCTGCTCCCCCTCAAGCCAGGCACCTACCTAGCTCGGGTCTTCGACGTCACCGGCCGAGCCTCGGCGGACATAGCGACGGTCACCACCAAGCAAGCGACGGTCCTGACCTACGCGAGCGCCGACACACTCGACGAGGGCACGGCTTTCGCAGGCACGCACTCCAACACGGTCTCGATCGGTGGCGTCCTCAAGCTCAAGGGCACGTCGCTCATGGACGACTGGGGCCTCGTCGACGACATTACCGAGTGGGACGGCGAGGGCGGAGTCGCGGTCAGCGGCACCTACGGATTCGCCAGCGGCTTCGACTTCAGCTCCGTCGGCAAGTACCGGCTCACCACGCGCCTCACCGTCATCTCCACCAACCCCCTCGACAAGATCGACTCCAGGACTGACCTCATCGACACCTGGGAGGACTTCGACGGCACGACTCAGGCTCAAGGAGACGTCACGGTCGAGGTCCGGCACACCGACGACGACCCGGCCTCGAGCAGCCCGACGTGGAGCTCTTGGGAGAGGCTGGACAGCGCAGAGTTCGAGGCGCGAGGATTCGAGTTCAGAGCGATCCTGACGAGTTCTGATCCTGCATTCAACATCGAAGTCTCCGAGCTCGGAGTGGACGCGGAGGACCTGGTATGAAGCGCGTAGCGGTACTGAACAAGGACGGCCACCTGGTTGGCGCTCGAGAGATCGGAGACAGCGACGCTCTCCGCGAGGACGAGGTAGACCAGGACCCGGGAGACCTGCCCCTCAACGGCACCTACAAGCGAGTCGTCGACGAGAACATCAAGGGCGGTGGCGTCTTCGTGCTCCTCGGCCGTGGCTTCGCGAGCATCAAGAACACCGCGCCGTACTCTTCGGCCGACGTACTCGCCGAGGTGATCGACGTGCTCGGAGCGGAGGCCGGTCCCAAGGCGAAGGCCTGGCGAATCTGGTACGCGGGCAACCTCGCCAAGCGCGAGGAGGAGAACCGCCTGCGCTTGCAGCGCAAGAAGGGTGAGGTGGTCTGAGTGTCGCAGACCGACATGAACGTCGCCAACGGCGACGGAGCGACCGTCCGAGCAGACATCAATGACCACCTCGGAGCGCTCGTGACCATCTCCTCGGGAGCCACGGCCCCTGGAACGCCGTTCGCCGGAATGCTCTGGTACGACACCGCCAACAACCAGGTCAAGCGGCGCAACCAGGCCAATACCGCATGGATCGTCGTCCTCGATTCCGATGAGACGAACGACGAGAACATTCCTCGCTCCCGCTCCTCTCCCGTCGACTTCAAGGAGCAGAGCATGTCCGACGGGGACACGACCCCGGACGTCTCGGGATCGTTCTCCTGGAACGACGTGGGCTGGACGGGTGCCGGCACCATCACAGCGTTCGATGGCGGAGTCAATGGGCACTGGTTCGATCTCCGCATCACTACGTCTCACGTGACCATCGACGGGGGCCTGACGGGATCCGGTCACTCCATCCCCTGCCAGTCCGGAGACTGGCTGCGCTTCAAGTACAACGGCAGCGCCTACGAACAGGTCGCGGGAAACGTCGGGATGGGCACGACGCTGGTGATCGTCGAGCCTGGAGACACTATCGGAGACTGGATAGCAACTACTCAAATCACGTTTACCGACGTAGACGTGAGCGACGACGGTGTGCGCAAGGGAGCTGTTGCTTTCCACCTAGCGATCTCGATTGCTGGCCCAGCATCAGGGATGAATTCGTGCCGCGCCAGACAAAACGGATCCACCAGCGACACGTCGGGGGAGATCGTCAACCACCAGGAAACGAGCGGAGCTAACAACCTCATCGGGCACAAGTGGGTCCCGCTCGATGAGGACGCTATCTTCGAGGCCCGGTTCCAAACGAGCGCGGCTAGCGCGGCGGAAAACGCCGCATTCGTCATCGCCTACATCATCTAGGAGAAACCATGAAGAGACTCGTCAAGTTGGACGCAGAGGGGTATCTCTCAGAGAGTGCTCCGCTGACTGAGGAGCACCTCTACAAGACCGGGCTCCAGAAAAAGACCGTGCAGGTTCGCCTCGGTGTCGACGCAGCCGACGGCAACAAGCCGGTCTTTCGAAACAAGGTAGTCGATGACATCGAGACGGCACTCGCAGGAGGTCTCGTCTCGGGCTGGCAGCTCGCCGAGTGGGACAGCCCGGAGAAGCCTATCTGGAATCGTCTCGTCGGCTACACCAAGCTGGTGAACGGCAAGCTCGTGGTCGACGAGACCAAGAAGGCCGAGGTCGAGGCGTCGCGAGTGACCGTTCAGAAATCCACGGAGAAAGAGATCTTCCAGCGCCGCGCCGTCAAGGCGGCAGTCGAGGCCGACAAGGCCGCTGCCATGGGGCTGACCGATCTCGAAACGAAACTGCGAGCCGAGGTTGCGACCCAGCTCGCCGAAGCGGACAAGGTGTGACCATGCGACGATCCAGCTACCGATACGTCTGGCTGCTGTTCCTGCTCCTCGCCCTGGCGGTGGATAGCTACGCGGAAGCAGCCCGGAGGCCTCGCAGAATTCCCGACAGGTGCGCATACTGGCAAGGTGCCGTGGGCACGGAGGGCGCCGGCAAGGTCGTCAGCTTCGCCGACGCCACCAACTTCGGGGCCGACGACTCCGCGTTCATGGTGCGCCTACAGAACAAAGACACAGCGGACTCGCTCACCTGGGAGGAAATCCCGTACCGCGGCAGCGTGGCGCTTTCCCCACTGAGCACTCCGACCGCTGGCGTGGTCTCGGACCACTCGAGACTCGACCCGTCCGACACTCTAGAAATCAACAACATCCGGTGGATCGGCGTCACTCTCCAGAATGAGGACGACGCCAGCGACGACCAGGGGACGATCCAGTCCCGCGTCGACTTCTGCTGGTGAGAGGAACCACCATGAAGCGCCTACTCCTAGTCCTGCTCCTGGGCTTCTACGTCGCCATCGTGGGCATGGGCTCAGGACCTTCTTTCGGTGGCGCCGCGAGCGCGTCCGGAGCGGCCGGTGGACCCACCATCCTCAACGAGACCGTGGACATCTCTGCAGACTTCATCGGCCCCACCCAAACGGGGTGGACCGACGTTGACATGAGCGCGTACGTGCCCGCGGGGACGACCGCGGTGTTGATCCGCGGAGGTGGCGCGGTCTTCGGGGTAGCCCCTGTGGTCTCCTTGCAGGTCCGCAGGAACGGCGACACCGGGGGAGGGTCCGAGGTCGAGACCTTCGGCTCAGCCGATCAGAACAACGTCCGAGGAAACTTCTGGGTGCCCGTCGACGCCAGCTTGATCTTCGAGGCCAAGATGAGCGCTACGCTCTCTTCCGCGAGCTTCTGGGACTGGCACCTCGCTGGCTACTCCTCCTGAACGGAAGGCATCATGCGAATCGCACTTCTACTTCTCATTCTCGTGGCCACGGCCGGAGCTCAGGAACTACTCACCGCGCCCAAGGGCTTCCGCCCCTTCTGGGCCAAGAGGGACGGCTCGGGACTGCTCATCGAGCGTCGAGCCAACCTCTCGGACGGAAGACCCGCTCGTAAGACGATACTCGCGTCGAGCACGCCAGACGCCAACGGCTTCGAATGGATTCTCTTCCCGAGGACCAAGGGTGTCCTGCCCTTCGTCCATCCCGATCCCGCAGATCCCAAGCACCGGGCCGACCTGAAGGTAATCAAGGGAACGAGCTACCTGGTGGCGTCGGTGGTCCCTGGGTGGCAGGCTCGCCAGGCGTCGCGCGTCGAGGAAGCACAGATGCTCGATGCCTACCTCAAGAAGTTCCGGATGGACCTGGCCCTGCAGGCGATCATTTCCGACGCGGAACTACCGGCCGCTGTCCAGACCAAGCTGAGAAATGAAGCGACGAAACGCCGAGACGCTGCCAAGGCGCGGGGCGACTCGATGAAGGCCAAGCTCGGCTACTGAGGAGATACCATGACCACCTCGACTACATACCCGTACACCTCGATCGGAAACTACACCCCCTCGGGTGTCGAGATCCTCGCGGGCGAGGCGGTCTTGGAACGAGAAGACATAGCCGGCCTCCAGTTCTCCCAAGGGTTCGGGAGTGGCACCGGGTTCTCCATCAACGACCCCC